AGGTGCAGCTAAAGACGCCGAGCCAGAGCAATGAGGAAGGTACGGTTTTGCTGGCTGTTGCGCTGACGCCCACACCCGATGCGGGCGATGACGAAATTACCCTCACATTCACCTGATTAAACAGGCTCTCATTGCCCTGTGAGAGCCGTCTCAGACTGCCTTTAACGGAGTTTTTCCCATGACTTTTGTGCTTCGCGAGAACCACACCTTTAAACGCAAAATTGACGTAAAGGTGCCGACCGATACCGGTTTCAAGGCCGAGAGCTTTACCGCCACCTTTGCTGCCATCAATAGCGATGAAGCCAAAGAGCTTTATGAAGGCGAAGATACCAACAAGGATCGCGTCTTGCTCGATCGCGTCTTTGTCGCCTGCGAGGGCATCAAGGACGAAGACGACAACGATGTTGCTGACACAGCATCCTTGCGCGAGATGCTGGCAAAAATCCCCTATGTTGCTCTGCCCTTGATTACCGAATTCTGGAAAGGACTGTCGGGGCAAAAAACAAAAAACTGATTGATGTTGCGCGCCACTGGGCGGCGGGCGAGCAGCATTCCAGCATCGATACCGACACTTTAATTGATGACATGCGCGCCTGGGGCGCGTCAGAGGACCAGATCAGCCAATGGCTTTCACAGCAGCAAAAACAGAACAGCGAATTCGCCGTGCGGCCCGAAAACTGGCCTGCGGTCGAGTTGTTTTTGGTGGCTGCGACGCAATGGCGGTTGGCCGCAAACGGCGCGCCTTACGGGCTGGATTATCTCGGCGTGGAGACAGCGGCAAAGTTTGCGGGCTTAAAGATCACGCCCGAGCTGTTCGCCGATTTGAGAATCATGGAACAGGCGGCGATTGGCCGGTTTGCGGAGTTGCGGGCGAGGTAGATCATGAGTGATCTGATCATCACCGCACGTTTGCGCGCCGATGCCAGAGGGTTTATCGGCGATTTGCGCCTGTCGCGCGCCGAGCTTGACCGGCTGACCGATAGCTCTGGCCGCGCCGGGCGAGGCCTTAATCGTTTGTCCGCGCAGGGCAGCAATGTGAGCGGCATGTTCCTCAATATGCGCAACGCGATTGCAACCCTTGGCCTTGGTCTTTTGGTGCGCGATATCTATCAGACCGGCAATGCGTTTGAGGGCTATGAAAGCACCTTGCTCTCGGTTGCGGGGACGCATCAAAAAGCCGCTGCTGAAATGGATTATGTGCGTGCCCAGGCAGACCGGCTGGGCTTGGCGCTTAAATCCACCACCGACCAATATAGTCAGGTTGCGGCAGCGGCCAAAGGCACCGTTTTGCAAGGGCAACCGGCACGCGACATTTTTGAAGCGGTGTCGGAATCGATGGTGGTGCTCAATAAATCCTCTACCGATACCCAGGGCGCGCTGACCGCGATTACCCAGGTGATGAGCAAAGGCACGGTGCAGGCCGAAGAACTGCGCGGCCAGTTGGGTGAGCGCATTCCCGGGGCGTTTCAGATTGCATCGCGGGCGATGGGGGTATCAACGCAAGAGCTTGGTAAGATGCTGGAACTCGGTCAGGTGACAGCAGAAGATTTTCTGCCCAAGTTTGCGGGCGAATTGCGCAAGACATACGGGGAGGCTTTACCATCGGCCACGCGGCGGGCGAGTTCCGAATGGAACCGCATGATGAATGTCATCACGGATAGCGCCAATACCGCCTACACATCGGGCTTTGGTCAGACACTGGCCAAAGAAATTCGCGATATCACGGCTTTGCTCAAAGGTCCCGAGCTTGAACAGGCCGCTGTCAATTTTGGTGAATTGCTCGCACAGGGCACGGCACTGGCCAGTGACGGGTTGCAGTTCGTAATCCGCAACGGGGATCAGGTATTAGCGGTGCTGGCGGGTATCGCAGCGGTTAAAACCGCCTCAACCCTGATCAGCATTGGCAGTGCGGCTTTACGGGCAGCGGCAGGGCTGGCGGCCTTTGCCTTTACCCCGGTCGGGGCGATTACCATTGCGCTGGGGCTGGCAACGGCGGCACTGGTCGCGTTTCGCAACGAGACGGTGACAGTTCACGGGCAGACGGCAACGGTGACAGATTACCTCGCGGCAAGCTGGGGATATGTTGCTGAAGCCGTCACGACCGCGTGGGAGGCGGTTGAAAGCTATGTTCGCAGCAACTGGGATCAGGAGCTGTTTACCTCCATTCGACAGGTGGGGACTGCTTATAAGGATTTCTACAATTCGGTGATCGGCTTTTTTGTCTCCATCCCGGAGATTTCCAGGATCGGCGCAAGCGGCCTTGCCAATGCCTTTGACAGTGCCATTGATTATGTCCTGGGCCTTTTCACCGATCTTGGCAAGGCAACGAAACTGTTGCTGTCTGGTGATTTTGAGGAAGCTGCCGATCTTGCCAGCGCCGCGCTATCGAAGTCTTTTGAAAGCGGGATGTCCGATACGGCAGCGCGCATCAAAAATGTGCTTGATACCAACATGCCGAAGGACTTCCTTGCAAACTGGTGGCAATCCGCCCAGGATTTTGCAGCCCCGGTGGTTGACAAGGTTGCCGCTGACGCTGGCGCGCTCTACCGCGCCCGTCTGGCAGCGGCAAAACCCGCCCCGGTGACTTTGCCGGGTGTCGGCATTGAAAACAACCCGGGGGGCGGGAGCGGCGCGCCGGTCATCACCGCCCAGCAGCAAACGGCGCACGCCAATGCGATCAAAAAGATCAAGCAGGGTTATCTCGATTTGTTGTCGCCCCAGGAGCGCAACATTGAAGCTGCGAAGCAGTGGTATGAAGAAGCGATCAAAGGACTTGACGCCAATCAGCAAGGCTATGCCGAGTTTAAGGCAGAAGCCGACGAAGTTTACCAGCACCTGATTGAGCAAGGCTCGACTGACTGGCAGGCGGGTTTGAAGCGTGGCCTGCGCGAGATTGGCGAAGAGGCCAGCGATATGGCCAGCCAGACCGAACGCGCGCTAACAAATTTCAACCGCGCTGGTGAAACCGCCTTTGTCGGATTGATGCGTGGTACGACGTCGCTATCCTCGGCTTTTTCCAACATGGCCGATTCCATCATCAACGACATTTTAAGGATGATGTATCAGCAGCAAATCGCAAAGCCGATTGCAGGCTTTGCCAGTGATTTTCTCAGCAGCTTTATCGGCGGTTTCAGCTTTGGCACCACGAATTTTGACAGCACTGCCGCGCATTACAATGGTGGTGGTCGCACGGGCGTGAACATGTCGGCGGTCGGCTCTTTTCATTCCGGGGGCCAGGTGCGCACCGGTGGCGAAAACCCGCGCATGTTACCGAACTGGATATTTGACAATGCCCCGCGTTTTCATAACGGGCGCATCCCCGCCCTGAAACCCGGTGAACTTGCGGCGGTGCTCAAGGACGACGAGGAAGTCCTCACACGAAACAATCCGCGCCACATTTTCAATGCCGGTCGCAGCGGGTCGATCAGCGGCAATTCCGGTATGATTATGCTGGAACCGAAATTCGAGATCACGCTCGAAAACCAGACCGGGCAGGACATGGCGCAGCCGACGGTGGAGAGCCGTGGGACCAAAAATGGTGCCCAGCAGCTTTATATTCTGCTCAAACCGATGATCTCGAATGACATTGCCAATGGCTCGCTCGGCAAGCAGATCGGTTCGCAATTCAATACCTCGCAATCCCTGATCAGGAGGTAGCGCAGATGGTCGCGCCTTATCCTGCATCCTTGCCTTCTGACCCGCTGATCGATGCCTATCGCGAGACGTGGGTCAGCAATATTGGTGAAAGCCAGACCGATAGCGGTCGCCCCCGGCGCTTTAAAAAATACACCAAACCGCCACGTCAGAAGCTGACACTCGCCATGCCGATGAAGCGCGGGGAAGTCGCGATATTTGAGACATGGTTTCGAGAAACACTTGATGACGGAATTTTGCCCTTTTCACTGCTTCATCCGCGCCTGTTGCAGCCTGTGACCTTCTGGTTTCGGGCGGATGCCGCGCCGAACCCGGCACCGGAGAAAAATGGCCAGAACTGGCGCGTCATGTATGAATTGGAGTTTGAAATATGACAGAGCAGATCGGTCGTTTAAGCCCCGAGGCGACCAAGGCAGTCCAGCAACAGGATATCGGCGAGGTCTTTTTGACCGCGCTTGACATTTCGCATCCTGAAATGGCCGAGACCCTGCATGTGATCAATAACAGCGAGAATTTGCAGCGCCTTGGCAAAACCTATGTCGCCTTGCCGTTTGACCTTAACCTGCCCGATGAAACTGCGGGCGAAATGCCCCGGCTTGATCTCGCGATGTCGAATTTCCCAGGTGAAAATGGTCAAACCCCGATTGCCGATGCGCTGGAAACCATGTCGGTCTCGCCTTTGTTTGAGCTGTCGGTGTTTTCGGCCTCACGGCCCGATGTGACGGAATATGGACCGATCGCGCTCGAACTTGAAAATGCGAGTTATGACCAGGGCGAGATTAAAGGCACCCTTGTGATGGACCCGCATATGACGCGCGAACCGCATCCTAAAGACAGCTGGGATGCCTCGATTGCGCCCAATATTTTCACGCGGAGGGTTTGATGATTGTCGGGATTAGCGCCTGGGCGCGCAAATATGTCGGGATCAGGTTTGCCAAACGGGGCCGGGGTTTTGATGGTGTTGATTGTTACGGTTTGCACTGGCTGGTGGAAAAGACCGAAACCGGGCGGGAATTGCCAATCCTTGATTATGCCTTCGAACCGCGCGATGTGCGCGGCATTTCCCGGTTGTTTAACGGGGAAATGCCGCTGTGGCGCAGGCTGGGTGCGCCGCAAGATCGCTGTGTGGTGATGCTGCTGACCGGCGGCGTGCCCTCGCATGTCGGCGTGGTGTGCGGCGATGGTTTGATTATCCACGCTGATAGCGATGCCGGAATGGTGGTGTGTGAGCGGCTCTCCGCCCCCTCATGGCCGGAAAGCCGGATTGAGGGCTTTTATGCCTATGGGGGTGAGTGATGGTTTCAGGATGCCGCACAGGATTGAATAACACCAATAACGTTGGAAACTTCGCGCTCACTCCCCTGCCAGACATCCACCTTGGTGTGGGTGGCGTCAATTTTACGCAGCTCCGTTCGCCCATCCCAACCATCGGCTCCGGGCACCGAAAAGCCCGTCACGAGCTTGAGAAGATAGTCCATTACCGCCAACCCGGACTCAGAATAAATCTGACCTGTGACGGGTCTACCACGCACACGCTCTTTAACATCGTAACACCGAAAAATGTCTTGGTAATTGCCGTCAACAATCACTTGTCGATGATATACCGAGGCTTTCAGTTGTTCTGGCGTATCGTAACCAACACAGCCGGTCAGCATCAGTACACAAAATACTGCAAGCGTCTTTCGCATGATCTTCTCCCCAAGATGAAGCGTCTGAAATGGTTCGCTAACTCTATTGAGGGTTGTGAGGGCTGTCATGTCTAAAATCCTCTTGCCGATGAACAGTCCGCAAAATCAGGCTATTCGCGTTCTTGCCGGTCAGTCGATTTTTAACCCGACGCCCGTCGAATATGTCTTGCCTGCAAAGGGAAAAACCATTGCACAAATGCTGTGCGAGATGCGCGGGCGTGGCGAGATTGACGAACTTTTAATCGATGATCAGGCGCGCCCACGCGGCGGGCTGGATGTGCAGGTCTGGCTGGGGGATTGGGGCCTATCCCGGGTGCAAATGCTGATCCCTGCCGAGCTGTGGCATCGTGTGCGCGTTAAACCGGGCATGTCGATGGCCATTACGCTGCGACCGCGCGGTGGCGGTGGCGGTGGTGGTAAAAGCCCTGCACGCATTTTGCTAACCATCGCAGTCATTGTTGTTTCAATCTATACCGGCGGGGCCGTTGCCGGATGGGCTGCGAGCGCACAAGGTGCAGGCTTGAGTGCCAGTGCTGCGACCGCACTCGGTGCCGCCGCCGGTGCCGCCGTCACGGCCATCGGCAATGTGTTGATCAATTCCATCGTGCCACCCCCGACCAACAATATATCGGCGGCGCGTGGTGATTACGCGCGCGACAGCGCCAGCCCGACCTGGTCGCTCGACGGCATTGCGAACGACCCTGATCCATACGGCCCGATCCCGCAGCTTTATGGCACCAAGCGCATCACGCCGCCCCGGGTGACCGAATTTTATACCGAAAATGTCGGCGATGACGTCTATGCCCGCGTCACGCTGGGCTGTGGCTATGGGCCAATGCGCTTTAGCGAGCCACGTTTTGGCACAACCCCGGTGGCGAATTTTGAAAATGTCGAGCTGGAATATCGCGAAGGCTGGATGGATGATGCACCCTCGACCCTGTTTGCCGATCAGCCGCAGACCGACAGCTACAATATCAGGATTACCAATCAAAGCCCGGTGATTGTTGAAAGCCGCGAGGCCGACGAACTGGTGATTGACTATGCCTGCACCGGGCTGGTTTATTTTGACGATAATGGCAATCGTCAGAACCGCACGGTTGAGGCCAAGATTGATATCAAACGGCTGGATGTTGACGAAGAATATGTCTCGGCCCTCAGTTCGGCGGCACCGCTTGAAGCCAGCAGCTTTTTAACGCGCATTTTTGCCCCGGTCGGTCGGCGCTGGGTGGTGTATCGCAGCGATTATGCGGTCAACGGGCCAATTACGATCACGCTGTTTTCGCGGGCAGGGTCCTATTTCGGGTCCAGCCCGCTATCAGGTTATGAATACCAGGTATCGGTGCGCACTTATGACGCCGAGCGCGATGATCTGGTGTCGTCAACCTGGCCACCGAACAGCTTTGCCCTGTATTGGCAAAGCGGTGTAATCGCGCCGGGCGCCTCGCAAACCGGCACGATTACACCGCCGCTCGGACAGCGCCTCGAAATTGCGGTGTGTATCAGCAATTACTGGGTGTCAACACCTAGTGGCACACCTGCAAAATGGATACCGAACAATTTCCCCGCCGCTGATCCGACATGGATGATGTATGACGATCCCGAAATCAGTTATATGACGTCAGCGCCCAACATCGAACGCATCAGCCTGTCGATGACGGCGGCCAGTGAAAATGCCGTGCGTCGGTCGGTGCGGATACCGCTCCCGTCGCACGGGCGCTACGCGATCCGCACGCGACGATTGACCGCCGATAGTGACAGCCCGCGTGTCCGCGATGATCTTTATATTACCGCTGTCAAAAGCATCCTGCACAAACAGCCAATCAGCAAAAAGGGTATTGCCACGATCAGCTTTCGCGCCAAGGCGGGGGATCAGCTTCAGGGGCTATTGGATCGCTTCAGTGTCAGGGCGTCGCGCTTGCTCCCGGTTTATGACCGCGACACACAAGCATGGGACTGGAAGGAAACCAAAAACCCGGCATGGGCAGCCCTTTGGTGCCTGATGGGCGAAGCGGTGGCGCAGCCTTGCGGGGTGGAAAAAATTGACCTTCCCATGTGGCTGGCGCTGGCCGATTTTTGTGCGCGCAAGCCCCCGCATAGTGATTTGGCTGATGCGATTGATCCGGAATCGGAAGACACCGCCTATTTTCGTTATAGCGGTTATTTTCGCGACCGGCGGGCGGCCACCAAGCGCGCCCAGGACATTTTATCGGCCTGCCGCGCGCAGCTGGTGATGGTGGCGGGCAAATATTCCGTAGTGTGGGAAGACCCTGATCCTGTCCGTGTGTCCTATCTGGGGCCAGAAAACTGCCTGTCGCTGACGCGCAAGCGCACCTTTGTTAATTTACCGCATGGCTTGCGGGTGCAATGGCGCGACGAAGCCGAAAACGACCGTGAACTGATTGTTTATCGCGACGGGTTTAGTGCGGCGAATGCCACCCTGTTTGAAACCCTTGAACTGGAAGGCTGCGATGGCGAAGACCTTGCCTGGCGCGAAGGCCGCTACTGGTTTGCGGTTGCTCAATTGCGGCAAAAAACCACCACCGCGATTGTCGGCTATGAGCATTTGCGTTTCGGGCTCGGCAGCATGGTCGGCGTAAGCCATCCGGTGCCCAAAATCGGGGTGGCCAGCGGGCGGATTAAGGCTGTTACTCATGACGAGGACGGCAATGTATCGGCCATCACGCTCGATCAGCCCGTACCGTTTGACGGCGAGCATGATTATTGCGTGCGGATATGGCTGTCCAAAGGCGGCACGGCCTATAGCACCGTCACGCATGAGGCGGGTGAATATGTGACGCTAATGCTGGATAACCCGGTCGCGCCGCGCGATTTTGCTGACTCGGACAGCGCACCAACTCCAGGCAATTACTTCCAGTTCGGCATTGTCGGCTATGAGTTGCGCGACATGCTGGTCAAGAATATTGCAAGACGGGATGATTTTCATGCCCTGGTCGAACTGGTCGATGCCGCCCCCGAAATCCACCTTGCCGATCAGGTCGCGATCCCCGATGCCGAACCGGCACCAACACCGGGGCTAGCCGCACCGCCGGGACCGGTGACAGACCTTGAAATTACTGAAAAAGTCACGCGGATCGGCAATGAAACCCAATCTACTTTGCTGGTGTCGTGGCGACCGGCAGAAGGCCAGCTGGTTGCGAGTTATCAGGTGCATATCGCGATGGGTGATGACAGCGCGGTGTTTTATGCCCCGGTGATTGCGCACAACATTACGATTCCTGTCGAGCTTCAGGGCAAACAATACAAGGTCTGGGTGGTGGCGGTGTCGCCATCGGGCAACCGGCTCGCAGTAAGCGATAGCAGCTTTGGTACCATCTTTGTTTCGGGGAAGCTCGCCGCACCCGCAACCCCGAGCAATGTCAAATTATCCTTTGCCTCTGGCATGGCGACAATTGCGACTGATCCGCAGAATGACGCCGATAAATTCGTTCTGACAATTGCAACGCCAGTAAGCGCAGGTGCCAGTCTTGGCGGCACACTTGCGGCTAATCAGGAGATCGAGTTTGCCGGATCGGCGACCACGGTTTCAGTGCCGCTTAAGGGTGAATATGTCTTTACGCTTCAGGCCGCCAACTTTCAGGGCACGCGATCCGAACCGGTGATGCGCCGTCTGACACAAAACCGCGCATGGGCACCGAACGCTGTGGCGTCTCTTGCGGTGCCGACCGCAGGGGGCAGCTTTAGCGGGTCTATCGGGCGCACCGATAGCGGGCAGATCAGGCGGCCTTCTATTGTGGGTGCCGCCTGGTCGGACCCGGAAAGTGCCAATGATGTTGAACTGTTTAACGGGCTTTGGGATTTGGCCGATGTGCCGACCGGCGATCTGGCCGATTTGCCGGTCAGCTGGTTTGTTGGGCCGCAATTAACCGAAGTCGCCGAATGGGTATCAGAAATTGTTGATTTTGGTGAAGACCTGCACGGCGTGTGGTGGTCGGATCAAAAGGCCGAAATCCTTGATTATTCAGCTATCGTCAACTGGAACGATGTGCCGACCAGCGTGCTTGAGAATGTCGATAACCGGCTTTTAAGGGCGGATAGCGCGGCAACAATCGGGGTGGTTCTGGAACTTGGCCAGCAAAGCGATCTTTCAGACGCTACTGCCGTGGCCGGGCATTGGGATGGCACCGCGCGCTATGGCCGGGTTCGGGTGCGGATCACAGCACAAAGCTGGGTGATTGAGGCCTATGCGTCGGACATCACCATCCATTGCGACGCCCCGGACGAGATCGATGCCGGGACCGGTACCATCAGCGGCACAACGCCCGATACCGTGACATTTAACCGCACCTTTGCGGTTGTCCCTGCTGTGACAGTCACGGCGGAGAACGGCGATAGTGCTGCCCTGGTGACGGCATCGGTTTCCAAAACGGGTTTTCAAATTACAGGCACTGCCGGATCAAAATTTGTCTGGCACGCATCAGGAGTAAAAAAATGACCTTTGATCCCACAAAACCCAGTGCAAGTGAGGGCACCTTTGGCGAGGCACTGGATGCGACGCGATCCAACCTTAATGATGTTAACGACCGCCTGAAAGCGCAGGAGAACCTTGCGCTGGCCAGCACGAAAAACGAGGTTGTGGCGGCGCGCGGGTCTAAGTCGACAGTTAAGGACCGGCTTGCAGTGGCAATAAACGACGATGGCAGCCTCAAGTTTGAGAGCTTGAAAAACATGACATGGATCGCGTCTGGTGATGTACCAACCTATGTCAGCGCACAGAGCTTTACCGTACCGGGCGATCAGACGGCCAAATACCTGTCAGGCCTTGTGCTGCGTCTGATGCACGGCACGACGCAAATCCATAGCGTGGTGTCGGTCGCGTCCTATTTGGCCGGGACCGACAAAACGACAGTCAGCCTTCAGCAATCATTGCTGACACCAGCCCTGTCCTCGGTGCTGATTGGTTTGGCGTCCCTTGGGGAGGTGCTTTATGAGAATGCAATCAACCGCACACTCGACCCGCTCGACAGAATTTCGCGAAAACCTATGGCGCGAGGGGCTGTTTTCCCAATCCCGGGTCGACGCACTGATAGCATTATCCAGCCTGATATTCGCGGTACCCTGGCGTATCGCAGGGATAAGTTTGACAAGCTATCACAGGTCAGCGTCGATGTACTTCGCCAGGAATACGAAAGGGATATCCTGATAGGTTGGATGATTGAGGGACAGCGCCAAAACGTTGCAATTAACAGCAATACTGCACTTGGCGGCACAGGGTTTTCTGCGGGTGGTGACACGGCATCAAACCAATCAACGTCCTTTAAATTCCCGTTGGATACTGCGGCTTCTTTGGTCAAAGCTGAAACAGGATTGACGTTCAGGTATAGCCAAAACTATGCGACAGTTTTGGACAAACATTACACATTCAGCATTTACCTCGCCTATGAAGACGGCAGGGATATTAATGCGGAATTTGGAAGTCCTGGGACAGAAGCCTCACCTATCAACCCTTTCAGTATAGTGGCAGACGGGGCTCCAAGAACGTGGGCATCACTCACGAAAGAGACGTATCAAGACGGAAGTATGCGCGTTTGGATACCAGTTGTCGCGACTTCTAATTTAGTACGCGGCTGGGGTGTTCTTATCCGCGACGTGCATAAAACCGTTTCTTCAAAACTCTTTGCATCTGGTTTTCAGGTCGAACCGGATGCAAATTTTCCATCGTCCTATATGCCAACAGGATCATTTCCAGTAATACGCGATGCGGACAAGGTAAGAACCTTGACGTCTAACCTCCCCGACTGGCGAGACAGAGAATCTTTTTCCCGGTTTGACGATTTCTGGACAGCAATAGGTCAGGGTGCAACGCCGCAGTATGCAAGTGCATTCGATGATGGGTCGACAAATAATCTGATTACCGTCTTTCGTGTTAATACCGGGCAAATTTGCTTGAACGTTCTAAATGAAGGGACTTTTGTAGTTACATTGCAGGGGCCTGTTGTCACAGGGCGCCAAAGACTACGAACCTGTTGGTCTATTGAACGAAACAAGACATTCCTGACGGTCGCAGGTTCTGGTTTAAATCTGGGTAATGGTATAAACGAGCCGGTAACTACTGTAATTGATACCGACTGCGAAATTCCCCGTGACATAACAACACTAACCATCGGCAATCGCAGCAGCGACATGTCGCGTGCTGGCTTTATTCGACATGTGCAGGGCGCAACTTTACCGGGCGCGATATCTGTAACTGACGCCGAAGCCATGTGCCGGTTCCCCTGAGGAGACAATCATCATGCAATACATTTGCCTACGTGCAGATAACGAAGCG